AATTAAAGAGGATTTAACGGGGTTTATGAATAAGAGTGAGGATTACACCTTACAAAGAATAATTAAGGTAGGAGAGAAGGAATATGGATTTGAACCTAACTTGGGTAAGATGTCTTATGGAGCATATTTAGATATTGCTTCATATAAGAGTATAGAACTGAATGAAGAGTGGGTTGATATGGTTTCTATCTTATACAGAGAAGTAAAGAAGAAGAGAGGTGCATTGTACGAGATTAAAAAGTACCAAGGAGTAGACCCTTGGGAATCTGAGAAGTGGATGGATTTAGGAATGGACTTTCACTTTGGTTGTTTTTTTTTCTTCAATCGTTTATACAAGGACTTACAACAAGGTATCCTGAAATCTACGAAGAACCATCCGGAGATATCTCCCAATATCAAATCAATTTTGGAACAAAGTGGAGAGGTTATGCATCAGTTGCAACAATCGCAGAAGATAACTTACTAATGTTTGATAAGGTTTTATCTAAACCATTAGAGGAGTGTTTGTTGTTCTTGTGTTATAAAGCAGATAAGGCAATGGTAGAACAACTTCAACACAAAGAAATGATGAATAAACACAAAGTTAAGTAATCATATCATATAGATTGATTCTTCTTTGTTATAGGTATAAAACATAATGTCATACTCAAGAAAAGAAAATAAGAAAAGGTTATCACGTAAAGGTGGACCTACGTTGGGTCTATCATCTCCTAAGAATTCTCGTAGGGGATGTTTGTGTTTGGATGGTAATACATACTCAACTGATTGTTGTAAAGGATTACTAATCAATCAGGGTATAGGTAAAACACAATCAACAATAGTACACCAAGGACAATTCTCTAATGGATTTTCAAGTGGATTTGATATAACAATAATAGAATAATCATGGCGGATAAAACAAAAGAACAATTATCAGCATTAAACAATGCTAACTTTCCCAACAACAATAGTGGATTTATAACCCCACAGAAGTTAAGAGACTTCAATCAAGATATGATTGATTCAATGGTAACTGATATAGATTCGATTCTGACCGGTTCTATTACTGTTGATGGAACTATCACTGCAACTCACTTTGTTGGTGATGGTAGTGGTATTACAGGTGTACTATCATCAGTACCATTAGGAACTGTATCAGGTTCATCACAAGTAATACTACAAGATACCACAGGAGATTTAAGTGGAAGTAGAATACACGGACCTGTAAGTGAAGCAGTAAACTCTATATCATCATCTTATTCCACCAATGCATTATCTGCATCTATTGCAAACTCAGCAACAACTGCTTTAATTGCAACCTCTGCTTCACATGCTGAAGTAGCAGATGAGGTTCCTTTTAGTGGAGTGACAGGTAAACCAACACTCGTATCGGGTTCATCACAAATAGATTATCCATTGATTAGTAATATACCGAGTGGTATAATTTCTTCTTCGGAACAACTACCAAGTGGATTAGTAAGTGGAAGTTCACAAGTGAGTTATCCTGAACTATCTAACATTCCAAGTGGGATTGTATCTTCAAGTGAACAGTTACCTGCAGGAGTAGTAAGTGGAAGTTCTCAAGTAATAGATATCTTGGTACCTCTTAACACATACACCTCATCTAACGATACTAAATGGAGTAACTTAGGTTCTCAATCAGGTTCATTCGTTACAGAGGATGAGACGGGTTCTTTTGCAAGAACAGATATAAACAACAACTTTATTGGTGAACAAACCTTTAACGATATAACAGTTAATGGTACAGGTTCATTCGCACATATAAACTATGTAACTGGTTCAGCAACTATCATCGGTGATGCATTCGTAGTTCTTAATACAGATACACCATCACTTAGATATGCAGGATTAAAAGTAATTGATTCTGGTTCAGGTGGTACGGCATCCTTACAATGGGATGGTGATACTGATAGATGGTTGATAGTAGATGAACAAGAAAACTCTGCTTATCTTCTTTCAGGTCCAACTGGTTCTATTGGTGGTGAGACATTATTAACTGATAATATCATTCCTAAATCAGCAGTAGGAAATCAATTAGTAGATTCTAACATTACAGATGATGGTACAACTATTGGATTGGGTAATAATGTAAATGTAGATTCAGACCTTAATTTAACCAACGCAGGTAAAATAGAATTAAGACCAGGTTCTTCTATTAATTTATATGAAGAAGGATTATCAGGACAATCTTCATTAAGATTCCATTCAGGTTCTGATGCAAGTGGAACTAAATGGATTAACTTCCAATCAGAACCAACTGGTAATGGAAGAATGGCAATTGCATCTTTCCCTGAGAACAATCACTTTATGTTCTTTGACCCTAAAGATAGTGTTGCAGGAAATCAAAGAGTGTATATAGAATCAACCATTGAAGGTGGTAGACAAGGTGATAGTCCAATATCAATAGGTGCGAGTGGATTAGAAGTATCTGGTTCAACACTAACAACTGGTGATACAATAATAGAAGGAACTAACAACGGACCAGGTAATACATTCCAAGCAAATAATGGAAATGGTACACCAATATTAGCAGTTCAGAATGCAACCCTAAAAGGATTTACTGATGTAGATGTATTAGTAAATGGTAATACACTAAATGGTGGAGATATAACTATCGCAGGTAATACTAAGTTAGATACGATTCAAACAAACTCCACGGGTAATGTTGCAATTAATAGTGCTACAGTAGTTACAGGTGACTTTACTGCAAATGGACAAAATATTACTCTAAGTGGTAGTGCATCAGCAACGGTTTTTACACCTACTTTTCTTGTTTACAACGATACTTCACAAATAAGACCAAGTATGAACACCCAATATGGTGGTGCAGTTGGTTTATATGATAATAGTGGAGCTCAAAATGAAATTAACCTTGTTCTTAAATCAGAAGAGTGGGGATTCCCTAACAATTGGACAGGTCCTTCTATAAGTGGTAATAACCCTGCAGGAACTTATCCTGCGTTCATAGGATTCCAAAACAAAACCAATTGGACTGATGGTAGAATAAGTACACTATTCCCATTAGAAGTATTAGATGGTGCAATCATTAGTGGGTCAGTTAGTACAGAAGTACAACCATTAACCATAACATCTTTACAATCAACCATAGATTTTAGTGAAACATCTTTATTTGAATTAACATTGGGTGCAGGAGTAAACACAGAGATACTTGCAACGAACGTTGGTAAAGGACAAACTGTAAACGTATTGATTACACAGAACGCAACTACTGCAGGTACTGTATCATTCTCAAGTGATTTCTTACAACCTGATGGTTCTGCATATACTCCAACTGATACTTTAGGTGGACAAGATATATTAACTCTGATGACGTATAATGACACAAGTAAGATTTACGTTGTTGCAACAAACAAATTCGTATAATGAGAGTACAACCCTTTTCATTTTTAGAACAATTAGATACTACCCCTCCAGCTGGTAACTTACCTAAAGAGGGGAATATCCTTTTTAGATATGAAGATGTGAATACCAATTCCAATGGTTCAAGATGGTTAGATTCATCCCCTAATGGATATACCTCAACTATAATGCCTAACGCAACTATTGATACTCCTACAAATTCAGTCTTATTAGATAGTTCCGGAATAAATCGTAACAAGTATATCAGAGTAACAACTAATACCGATATTACAATTAAATCTTTAATAGTACTATTTAACCAACCACTTGGAACAGGAGGTAGTGGTGATGCGAGAGCATACTTTTGGGATTTTAGGAGAGCAAATAGGGAATCTCCTAACAATGCTGCATACTGGAATCAATGGGATAGTATCTCTACTGGTCCAGTCTATTCAGATGGTTCTGTGTATGCATATGATGAATCAAGTGGAGTAAGAGTAAATGGATTACCTTTTACACCTGCAACTGTGACAGATGGATTTAGTAATTCTACGGGTGGTGATGATACTTGGCAATGGATGGGTATAAATGGTAGAGGTGCGAATACATCTAAACGTTTATGGATGTTCAACTTTGGTACAGGTAGGGATTTAAATTTAGATGCGAATGCCCAAAGAGGTATGGTATTCGGTGCTAATGATAACTTAAGTGAATCAAGTACTTTTGGTTATTATTCAATCGTAGCATGGGATACTTACTTAACCGAAGCAGATTACACAGATATAATCTCATATTATCAATCACAAGGTGTGATTACATAAAATACCAATCGGTATAAAAATAACAACAATCTAATGTTGGATTGTTATATTATTAAATCATTTAAAAACAAATTATTATGAACTCAAAAACTGTATTATCTAAGATAGCAGGTTTGTTGAATTTAGAGAAGGAAGAAGTAAAGTTCGCCTATGCTAAATTAGCAGATGGAACTATTTTAGAATCATCCACATTTGATGTAGGTGAAACCGTAGATGTAGTTTCAGAAGATGGGACTAAGTCTCCTGCACCTGATGGAGAACATGAATTAGAACTTACCGGAGCAGAAGGTGAGACAGTTCGTTTCAAAATCATAACAGAAGGGGGGTTAATTACCGAACGTGAGAACGTTGAGTTAGAGGAAGAAGTTATTGAAACTGAACCTTTACCAGGTGATGAACCAACTGAAATGGCAGAAGAAGAAGAAGTAACAGAAGAAGAACTCATTGAGGAAGAAACTGAAGAAGAAGAAGTAACTATCAACTTAGAGGAGATAGTAGAAAAACTATCTTATCGTATTGATGAGTTAGAAAAGAAACTTGAGGCAGCTGAAGAAGTTGTTGAAGAAGAAGAAGAAATGGAAGATGAGGAAGAAGATAAAAAGTTAGATGGGGCACCTGTTGAGATGTCACGTGTAGCTACTAAATCAACTAAAAACAAAGTTGGTTATCACAATTCCGTTCTTTCAAAATTATACAAAAACTAATTTAATAAAGACATTCAAAATGAAAAAAAGACAAAACTTTGAGTTGCCAACTATTGACAATTCAACTTACGCAGGAGAGGCAGCATCAGATTTTATTGCAGCTGCATTGTTAAGTGCAAAAACACTTGACAACAACTTAGTGACACTTCACCCTAATGTAAAATTTCGTGAAGTAATTCAGAAATTAGATGTTGATGGTATCGTACATGATGCATCATGTGATTTCGTATCATCAGGTTCAGTAGCAATTACTGAAAGAGAATTAACTCCAAAAGAGTTACAAGTAAACTTAAAATTATGTAAGAAAACTTTTACAGATTCTTGGGAAGCATTATCTTTAGGATATAGTGCATTCGATGAGATTCCAAGAAACTTCACAGATTACTTAGTATCTTACGTGGGTGGTAAAGTTGCAGAAGCAACTGAAATCTCTATCTGGCAAGGTAGTGGAGCAACTAACGGACAATTCCAAGGATTTGAACCAGCATTTGCAGAATCAATCGCTACGGCACCTGCAGGAACAAAAGTAATCGCAGGTGATACTTCTGGTTCAGTTGATTCAACAAATGTAATCGCTGCATTAACTGATGTATATAACAAAATTCCTGATACTGTATTTGGAAAAGAAGATTTAGTAATCTACGCAGGAACACAAGTAGTTAAGGCTTACCAACAAGCATTAAGTGGTGTAACTAACGTAGGTTCATTCAACAACCAATTGAACGTAGGTGAGAAACCATCTAACTTCCAAGGTATTGAAATCGTACTTTGTCCAGGAATGATTGCAGGTTCAATCGTTGCAGCACAGAAATCCAACCTACACTTCGGTACTGGCTTGATGTCAGATTATAACGAAGTACGCGTGTTAGACATGGCTAAACTTGACGGTTCACAAAACTTCAGAATAATCATGCGATACACTGCTGATACTGAATTTGGAATCGGAAATGAAATCGTGTATCGTACAGGTGCATAAGTAAAACAAACATGAGGGTGGATTAACCTCCACCCTTTTTTAACTAATTAAACAGAGGATACTATTATGGCATGTGATTTAACAGCAGGTAGACAGGAAGTTTGTAAAGAATCAGTAGGAGGGTTACAAGGAGTTTACTTCTTAAACTACTCAACAGGTTCTTTCTCAAAGAATACTGATGGAGAAATTAATGACTTATCAGGCTACACAGCATATTACTATGAATTAAAAGGTACTTCTGCATATACAGAAACTGTAAACTCATCTCGTGAAAACGGTACTACTTTCTTCTCTCAAGAATTAACTTTGAACTTGAAGAAACTAACCAACGAAATGACAACTCAGTTGAAACTTTTGGCATACGGAAGACCACAAATCATTTTATGGACACAAGCAGGTGACGCGTTACTTGCAGGAGAAATGAATGGATGTGATTTAACGGCTGGAACTATTTCCACAGGTGGAGCATTAGGAGACCTTTACGGTTATTCTATTACTATGACCGGTGAGGAATCTTTACCAGCAGCATTTATTGATGGAGCATCCAAAGAGAGTGCATTCGCAGGAATACCTGGTCAAGAACCAACAGTTGTATATTCATAAGAATTTACCACCCTTTCATACATTGGATAAACCCTCACAGAAATGTGGGGGTTTTTCTTTTACTACTAACTAATACGAGATTGTTATATGTTAAATACGAGATAAAGACAAGTATATGCTAACCTATTACATATCACAATCAAACGGATTTACAGTAAGAACTGAAGATACAGGTTCTTCTAATCTTACTTTGACCTTAGAAAATCTATTTACACACAAAATTACATCTTATGTTTTGAGTGGAAGTGATGGTTCTTATGAGTTTACTCCTTATGAGAACATCTTATCCTTTACTGCATCATTAGAAGGTGGTGTAAGTGTAGGAGAACAATTCCGTGCAGTTATTACTGATACAACCTCATCTATTTGGAGAGGTTCTATTGAGGTATTTGCATCTCAATCAGTAGATAAAACAGAATATAAAACACAGAGGGATTGGTCAATATCTCACGAATCAGATAACGAATATATAGTATTATGAAAAAACAACAAAACTTTTCTGTAATCAATTTTTCAAGGGAGGATGTTCCGATTGTAGTTGAAGATACAAAGACAAGACAACAATGGGTACCTGTTGGTGTTAATGATACAGATGATTTCTTTAACTTACTTACAGAAGCATACAACACCTCTACAACCAATGCAGCGTGTATAGATGGGATTGCTGATTTAATCTATGGTAAAGGTATCACAACTGATGATAAAGCGTTTGAGGTTGAGTTAATGAAGATTATTCCGGCTGAGGATTTACGTAGAATATCATTTGATTTAAAACTATATGGTAATGCTGCATTCCAAGTACTTTGGAATAAAGAACATACTACTATAAAAAGAATGTATCACGTACCTGTTCAAACCCTCCGTGCAGAGAAGTTAATGACATCTACTAAAATACTTAACTATCTGTATTGTACTGATTGGGATGATACAAGAAAACAAAGAGAAAAAATTACTATTCCTGCATTCGGTACATCTGAAGAAGATATGGAGATTCTTTATGTTAAAGAGTACGAACCTAATAGATTCTATTACTCATTACCTGATTGGATATCTGCATTACAATTCTCTTTCTCAGAAGCAGAGTTAAGTAACTTACACCTCAACAATATTGAAAATGGATTCTTACCAGTTGCAATGGTGAACTTTAACAATGGAGTTCCTGCACCGGAAGAAAGACAGACGATAGAAAATCTATTAGAAACCAAGTTTAGTGGAACTCGTAACGCAGGTAGGTTCATGGTATCATTTAACGATGACCCATTAACTAAACCAACAGTAGATGTTATCCCAATGGAAAACCTCCATGAGAAATACACTTACGTTGCTGA